ATTTATATTAGTATCTTCAGTCAACGCGCCTATCGCTTTCGACCCAGTTGCAATCAAACCCGGACCAGCAAGGGCAATGGTTCCTGTCGTTCCGTCCGTGAAACTGTCTACTGTTAGAATAGTTTCTGCGGCTAGTGAAATCCCCGACACACCAAGAGTGGTTCCCTTGATATGAACATTGCTCGTCTTCGCGGCAGAGATGTTGACCGCAGTTCCGTAACCGAAGGAAAGTCCTGCTAATGGATATGCGAATGTACATCCAGATATACCTACGTTGGTTGAAAGAACTGCACCAACCTGAAGATAGTTATTGAGAACGTGTGTATCGGTCAATCGAACTGAGGAAGAATCGGCAGCGATTACACCTCTTCGGTTGTGAATAACACTACTGTCGTAAAGGTTTACTGTGCATCTTTGATTTGCATTGATTCCGTCAGTAGTCAAACCATTTGCATAGTTACCGAGTGCGTGAGTTATTCCGTTGTTAAAGTAGTTACCGTAGAACGAATTGAGCAAAGAGGTGTTTCTGAGTCTTACACCACCACCGAAGTTAAACGAAACTCTATTTGAGTTTGTTGCTATGCTGGAGATATCATCTGCTTGCATTCCATAACTTCCGTTTCGGAATGAGATACATCCGTCTCTACTCGATACTCCAAATCTAAACACAGATGTGTGTGCGGATGGAAGGGATATTCCATTACCAAATCCGAACACTCCAGCAAAGTCTGAGGTGTTTCCTTGTACACTTCCTGTATATGATGCTGTGCTACCACCCAATCCCATAAAGGAATTTTCTGCGGCGTAGTATCCGTATCTACCGTTGAAAGTTGAAACTGACCTTCTAATATTAGCGTTAGAGTTTTTCTTAATCTGGACTCCATCATTGTGGTTAGCAGAGTAGATGTTATAATGTGAATCTAAGTCACTGCTTTCACAGACAACCCCAAACGAGTTTCCAGTCCACAGACAATAGTCTGCCGAAACCGAAGATGTGTTCACTGAGTATAGTCCGTAGTTGTTAGCGGAAGAGACAAGACCTGTTCCGTACACCTTGGATTTATCTACATAAACTCCATAGTCAAATCCAGAGATTGCTACATCTTCAATTGTGCATGATGAGTTGTTCATGACACCGATTCCCATTCCAGTCACTCCTGATGTGAACTCATATGTTCCACCACCAACGTCATGACCTTTTCCGAGAATAACTACATTTGAAATCTTTCCAAGTTTACCACCATTTTTAATTACTAAACCGTTACCACTGTCAAAGTTCAATCGACTTCGGAATACTTGAATGCTTGAAAGATTACTATGTCTTTGTTGTGCTGTCGTAAGCACGGGTTCATATGCTCTACCACATGCAGTGAGTCCGGCGGAGGCAAAGGCGGCTCCCATCGGAACTGCACCAGTTGCTCCAAACGGGTCACCACCAGAAGAAAGTATTGTGTTACTTCCTCTTGTTGCTTCACCTTTATATGTTGAAGTAGGCTGTCCAATGGAACCTTCGGTTGTTGAATATGCAAGACCTTGTGGTGTAATGAATCCGTCTGTTTTCGTTGCACCGCTTGTGAGTCCACTTTCATATGACTGATTGTCATGACGAACGTGAACAAGAATGCATGGATTAATATCAGTTCCACCTGTTGCTAAAATTTCATGTGCGCCAACTGCTAAGAATTTACGAAGAGAAACACTGGCACCCTGAGCGGTATTTCCGCTCAGACCATTTTGACCTGTTGCCATGTAGATATCACCAGTACCACCGAGGTCAGTTTCAAATCCAGTTGGTCCTGCACCAGACACTCCAACTGTAATTGGATATGCTCCGTCTGGTGTATAGTTTTGTTCTTTAATTACTGCAATATCACCAGGCTTAATGTTTGTAGTGGAGTCTACACCAATTTCCATGTAGTAACCACCAATACCAGAATTGGGATTTCCGATAGTTGCAGTATATGCATTACCACCGAAAGATGCACCGGCATTAGTTTGATAGTAATTGTAATTTCTTGCTATCAATGAAACAGGTGTTTGTCCGACGATTTGGATTCGTTCACCATCTGGATGGTCGATGACAATTTCTGATTCTTGATAATCCGCGAGAATATTTACTACATCAGCAATGTTAATTGTTACTGTTGCAGTCTTTGCAATTTTCTTATCTCGCAGTACATTAAATGCTTTTCCTAAAGTCCTCCACGGAGCGTCAGAAGCACCCGAGGCGTTATCGTTACCAGTGGTGGAAATGTAGTAATTAACATTAGCATTAATTACTGTAACGAATTGGTCGTCTAGACCTGAAATTGTAATATGACTATTTGCCATTTGATTTCCTTAATCTCCGTCTATATTTAGACCATAAATCCTTGATACATTTCTGCTTCTGCGGTATAATGTAAGTGAATTAGGTTGTCGCCCTGAGAATAATTACCAAGGTCGTTGTTGAGGGCTATGTTTGTAAATCCATTGGTTCCTCTTCTTGAGATAGAAGTGACCGATGTCGGTACACCATCTCTAAGTCCAGAGTGCATTGGGTAAATAGTTCCTACGTTTCCGCTGGAATTATCACTACCCCCACCATATGGGTCATACAATCTGACGTTAGGTTTTGCTCTCATTGTTGTTGGGAAATGTACACTGTCGTGACATGTATTACTTATAGCAGGGTCTGAAAGACCAACTGGTGCATTATTTGCAGAATCTGTACTACCGGGAACGGTGTCAACATTGTATGATTTCTGATAGTATCTTTGTAACTTCGTTAACTCTTCTGCACCAGTAGGAATCTTGAGGTTTGTTGCATATGCACCGGGTTCTAATTGAAACTGAGTAAGACCGATATATCCACCAACCGCCATTCGTCCGGGTTCGTTGCAATTAAAGTGGTCAGGTGCGCCAAAAAGATTATCAGATTTCCATAAATTCAAGTTTGAAGTTGTAGTTCGTACATTTGTACCTGCACTCAAAATGAAACTAACCTGAAGACCAATACCCTCTTCAAATTGCCAATTTGCAAACTGTAGTTCTGATAGTGGAACAACTATTTTCTTTCTTACCCATCCATTGGATTCTGTAGAACTGGTAAATGGTGCAACATAACTTCTATTGTTTGCCGCATTTCTGAAAACTACAGTAAGAGGAGTAGTGTCAGAAATTCCGGTTGTAGCATCGTCGTTTTTGACTAAGAATGAAAAGGTAAAGAAGTCGCTTCCCCATAGTTTCTGGAAATCATATCCCTCAATTGCTTGGGACATTGAAATAAATCCATTTGAGGTTGTTTCTGTGTCGGTGGTCTTTTCAATTTTCATCCAATATGACATTGGTGGAGAATAGTAACCTGCTACTTCAGTACCAGAAGAACTAATTAGACCCGGAGCAGGTCTACCAGTCGTTTCTCTTGAGATAGTAAATGCCGCAGAACCACTTCTAGCATAATACCATCTATCCATAGTATGGAAACTACTTGCAACATTGTCACTGAAACTGGTTCCTCTCTGTGAAACTCTAAGAAGAGGATTATGAATCAGATTAGTTTCCGCAACAATATCTGGTTTAAGAATAAATTTTGATGTATCGGCATCAAACGATACCAAATCACCCGGAGCCATCGAATCACTATCCGAGTTATTTGCTCCACCACGGGAAGAATCAAAATCACCGAGACCAGACAGGTTCGATGTGAACAACGCGGCGTTTGCTTGAGCAGAAGCCTTTATTATGAAGTTAACGGCAAGGTGTGGGTTCGTAATATTAAACGAAGAACCACTACCTGCCTGACTAACACTAACAGGCATATCAACAAGTCTAGTATCAAAGTCCATACCACCCGCAGTAGGAAGCCAGTTATTACTTCCTACTGGAGCATCGTCCATAATTCTTTCTACGGGAATAGAATCACTATCACTAGAATGCTGATTTTCTAATTGTCCATCAGCAGGAGAAAAATCAAAAGGACCTGTACCGTCTGCTACAGCGGCAAGCAAGTCAGAACGACTTCGAATTGCATCGTCTCGATACATTCTATATGTTGCAATGTGTGAGTGAGCAGGAACATTCGAAAGATTTAGTGATACATCTTCTTGACCACCACCACCCCCTAATGGTCTAGCATTTCGTGAATCATCTCTATCTTGATTGTTTGATTGTTGGTTCACACCCAGTGCAACTCTTCCTCTAAAATCAGGAAGATAATAATTGTTTCCTTCGTGTCCTCCGTAAATATCACCGACCAAGTTAGCAAGGTCTGGATATTCTATACTAGTAAATGTTTTACCATCACATAGCAGCCAACCTTTAGGAACATTGTCATCAGTACCAGCAAAGGGTGCGATTGTTCCGACAGGTTGCACTTCGCTTAAGTCAACTAGACTATCTCCACCAACACCATTTTGTAAACCAATGTAATTTGCAACAACGCCCTTTGTTGTGGACATCATTGTTACCATTGCTTTTCTTACGGTTCCGGTTGTGGAGGGAGGAGTTGCTGTGAGTTTACCAGCCGCCGAACCACTTAGAAAATAAACCGTTCCTCCGGCAAAACTTCCTGTGTCCGGTTCACCTTCACTTAAGTCAATCAAACCAGAGAAAACAATATTAGCAGTCGTCGCTGTTCTACTTTCAATAACACCGATTGCTTCTGCATTACTTGCAGTGTCCGCTTGTGCCTTGACATATGTAGATGTGTCAGTATCAAAGCGAACGACATCACCCGAAGCAAAGTTATTACTTTGATTTACTGTTAATCGAGCGCCTGAACCGCTACCTTGTTGACTTACGAATGCACTGTTACCCACGGTTTTCTCCTAGTGTATACTTGTATCTATGTGGATTATTCCATTGTATGTATGGAATTGTCCAGCGGTTGCTGAATCTCCGGTTCTTTCTACAACCAGTGAACCAGTGTACCCACCAATGCTCTTGACATCGGCTAGGGTTAGTTGTCTTGTAAAATCTCCGGTTCCGCCCATACTGATTGCTTGAACCACTGCTCTGTTTGCGGTTGTTGCAGGAATACCATCACTACTAAATCCTGTGTTCGGGAACAGAGTCTTAGTGAAAGGAACATGAACAGGAACTACTGCATCGTTGTATGCTCTTTGGTGAGCATGAACAGGAACGACATTGTAGTATCTTTCACACAATTCCTTTTCGGTATTGTATGGTCTTTCTTCGAATCTACTTGCTTTTCTTCCTGATTCAATTTGTACTCTTGCGAGTTCAAATCCAGCAGACAATCCTGCGGTATTACCGGGAATTGTAAATCGAAGTTCTAACCAGTTACTACCAGCAGAAATTCCGGGTAATTGATTACCCTTCTGTAATCTGAACGTGTGTTGCTTGTATGTCCAATCTACAGGAAGGTCGTAGGTGTGTCCATATTGACCACCATCAGAGGCAGCACCTTGATGCAAGTATCCGCTTGGGTATACTGAGATTGCGTGTGTTGCACCACCACCATAAGTGAGTCCTTCGAGAGATGCTCCATTGAACACCTGAAGAAGACTTACACTAAAGTCTGAAGTTGCACCACCTTGTCCTAGAACATTTCCACTCTCAGAACCTCCACTTGCATAAGTTAGTCCTGCGTGCTTAATCCAATACGAAACTACTACGTCTTTCTGTTCACCAGTTCTTCCGAATGTCTCAACGTCTTCAATTCTTTGTGCAAGAACGACATTTCCATCACCCTTCGATGTATTCTTCTCTACTCGGATAAAGTGATTAATTGGTTTTGCACCACCTTCACTAAATACTTGTTTTTCTGGTCCTGTTGCCGCAAACCTACTTACTGTACATTTACTTGTATCGTCATCGTCTGCCGCTCTTTGTGAAGGACCAACTACCCAACAATCTGCGATGTAACCAGTGACACCTGCGTTAAAATCTAAACTACAACCATCATAAGTTATTCCATATGGGGGAAGAAGTAGTTTTCCTGTATCGCGTGATGCGATTGCTGCGTCATATCCACCAGTATGTTCCCATCTTTGCCAGAATTCAAAATCACCATTGATGATTTTGTTTCTAAATGTCATCTGTGGGAGATATTCTGGTGTTGTCATACTTCCACTAACTTGGTCAAATTCCAAGAAGTCAGAAGAGATACCAGTTGTTTGACCGATTTCAAATCCTGCATAGTTTACAAACAATCCGACTGTATCAGAGACACCGAGAATAACGGGTTTTCTAATTTCACCGGGAATGAGTGGGTCAGTTGCAGTGATTCCGCCAAGTGGTCCGTGTGTTCCGTTCAGGAAGTATGCTTCACCGGGAGAAAGTGTAAATCCACCAATTCCATCATTCTGAGTAATACCGCCAGGTCCGTGACCTGTTGCTCCGAATCGGTCTGCTTTTGATAAGTCAACAAGACCGTTGAAGCAAACAACAAATTGGTCTGCACTTCCTCCAACCCCAACTTCTTCAACAATACCGACAACTTCTGCTGTGGCTCGATTTACTGCTGAAGCAGCCTCGAATGTAGAACCAACACCAAGTACTTGACTAACCTCATGAGGACCAGCATAGAACTTCACAACCATACCGGCACTAAGTCCGTGACTTACTTGGGTAACTAATTGTCGGTTTACCCACTGATAGTTTAGGAATTTGTCATTTGAAATCCCAGAACCTGAAGTGGGAATTCCCGCTTGTTTGGGTTCCCATGTAAATGAACTTTCGAATGTTGTTCCACCAAAGAGAACGTCACCATCCAGATGACTAATCTGAACCGTTCCTCTCGGTGTAATTGCCATTGCTTCTTTTTCGACACCACCGATTGTATCTTCATATCGAATCTTTAGTCTCGATTGAGTATCTCCGGTTTCAAACGCTTCGAACTCATAGTACTTACCAAGTTGAGTAATCGAGGAAAGTCTAAGTTGAACATTTGAAGTTTTGTGTGAGAAGATTGTGAAATCAGAATTCGTTAATGCTCTTGCCGTTTCGAAGTTCAAATCAACATTGGGTTTGAATGAAACGAAGGAACTGGGGTCAGACATTGAAGAAGGATAATCTAAAATGAATTCTTTATCACCACTCATTCCCTTAACAATAAATCCAGCACCGTCGAGTTGTGCATCGTTCGAACTACCGTATGTGTTGTCGCCGGTGGAAGATGTTGCTAACCAAATTACCTTATCATCAATGTAGAGTTCAGTAGAATTTATTTGGGTTACATCACCATCAAACCAAATTTTACCAGTGAATCTGTGGTCGCCACTAATTGAGTACGGAAGCATTTCTTCGGCTTTAACGCTACGAGGAAGTTCTTGTCCGTGACTATAATCTGCGACTACAAAGTAATCGTCTTTTGATACAGGTTGTCCGTTTTCACCACCAGAAGCACCAGGCATTCCACCAATGTCTAATGCAAGAACCATAGTTTTTGCTGAGACATCTGGATTACTTGCACCAGTTGAACCTCCAAGAGTAGAACCTGCTTGGATAAAACGAAGACCAAACTCACCCTGACCCGTTACACCATCAACACCTGCTCCTGAGTATGAACCTCTGAGTGTCCCGTCATATTCATTTACACCCTGACCGATGTTTAGTCTAATTGTAGTTGTGCCATCGACCGCTCGATACTTAGAAAGACCTAAGCCGGTATCTACATCATATACGTTAAGTTTATTAACGACATCAATCATGTCGTTACTTCGCAAGAACCATTCGTTGAATGTGTCTGCTAAAGCAAGAGGTGTTATGTAATGTAGAGTGCTTGCCATTTACCTTATCCTCGGTTTAAGAGTTCTCTTAAGAGTTCTTTGAGTTCTGATATATCATTCTCTATTGTATTTAGTCGATTTTCTTTCGACTGATTTTCTTTTTGTCTTTTAAGAAACGATTCATATGCAACTTTGTTGGTGTTCACTAGACCACCAGAATGTAAGTCTCGTTCCAAATCATCGTTACCTTCTACTTTCATTCTCATGATGTCGATACCTTCTTGGTCAGAGCAAAGGTAGCAAGTTTCTTGACTACAGGAACATCAGACTTTGCTGGATTTCCAGTGAAAACCATTTTTGTTCTGTAAGATTTGTAGTTACCCAGTTCAATTCCAGAAGGAACTTTATATGTGTAATCTGCAAAGTCTTCTTCGTCGGATGCATTTTCTATCTTCTTAGACTCTTCTGTTTTTTCAAGTTTTACATACTTCTGTTCAGTGAGGTCATCTTTATCGTCAGGAAGAACCTGAAGATAAACTTCAACGTCACAGTCTGCGGGCATCGCCGCTTTGAGTTCAACCTTGACATCATTTGCAACTAGGTCGAGTGGAGTTGTTTTGGAAAGATAACGAGAAACGGAAACGTCTTCTTTCTTTGTTGGTTTCGGATTCTCTTCACCCGTAGTGTCAGTCGAAATGTTATTTTTAACTGCTACCAGACTCAATCTGTCCAAGTCGAGTACAGGACTAATATCCTTATTATCAGTCTTAAGTTCTATAGAAAGTAATTTATTGTTCATAGTCAGTTCTGTTTTTGCATCTAACTTGATGTCATTGTGTTCCACGACCTCTTCTTCTTTATTAAATGCAGTCGATGCCGGAATTGTCTTAATCTTGACACTCGTATCTGGTTTCTTAACGATATCTGCTTTAACATAAATCTTATGTGCAGTTGGTGTCTGTACAGTTTCTCTGATTTCGTTTTTAGCACTACCAGAAACACCCTTGACATTGAATGTTTTTATTGTGGTTGTATCATACTCAGCCTTGTTTACTCTGAACATGATATCCTTTGTCAAATCCATAGTTCTCTTTCCGTTACTCTGTGGTAAGAAAAGATTTCCAATGTAAGGTTGCTTTACTGCTTCCTGTACACTCTCAGTTCCATCTAAGGTAATACCCTTTCTTCCCAGTTCAGTTGACCAGAGAGAATACTTGTCGGTATTTGCTTTTACTGTGATTGCATAATCACCAGGCTCAAGATGAATAGCACTATCAAATTTGAATCGAGTGTATGAGTTTACGTTTGGTGATGTTGCATTGAACGTACAACCAGTAGCGGCTCCATTGCTCATTTTTACAACGTGACTTAGAGGAACTGCATACTTAGGGTCTGGTTGCTCACCAACGACAGAACGCAATTCCACTTCTACAGGAACAGCAGAATTTATTTCACTGAACCAGAGGTCGATACTGGTCGCCATGATTCCCTTTTTGTTTTTAGTGGGGTCTACTGTGAAGATTTGTGCAAGTGGGTCAATTTTATCGTTGACCGAACTTTTCTGCATAAATCCGCGTTCTCGGTCACCCGTTGAAAGTTTTGTTTGACTGACAGATTCTTGGACAATTTCTACTTTTCTTGTACTTCCGGTTTTGTTTCCCTCGGTCTTAACATCACCAATTGTAAAGATTGAAGAAGAGGTAGAAGTTTGTTTTCTTCCGGCAGAGAATTCAGCAGTGCTGGGGAGTTTATCGCTGACTGTTACGTTTAACTCACCAGAAGTAAAGATATTCTCTTCGGTTATTACAACCTTAAATGCAATCCTACCTGTATGTGAACCATCAGCGGCACCAGAAGCAACCGTGTCTTTCGCAACCCGATTACCTGCAATATCTCCACTTGGAGTGTTACCTGCACCGGAGGTGAATATTTGTGTTTCGGGTTTGAATGGAGTTAATTTTGCTCCGATGTTCTTACCCTTGTCATCAGTTCCTGCTTGATTAATTTTCTTACCATTGATATACACGCTATGTTGAGTATTAGGTTTCAGACCATTAGCGATTCCATAGAAAGTCAATGCTCTTGCTGGAGCCTTTGCATTTTCCCAACTTACCACATAGTGGTCCGCAATTGCATATCGTCTGGCTCCGAAAATCGTGTTGACGTAACGAGACTGACGTTGAACGCTGACGGTTTGACCTCTCCGGGCAGCGTCTGCTTTCAGTTTCCGTAGTTGCTTATCACTGGTAGCAACTGCATACGTTCTATTTTTGTCAGGTTGGTTGAATCGAAGGGTTCTGTTGTTCCACATATTGTACCAATTGTTTCTAGCGAATCTACCAAACAAACCACGACCACGATAGTACCGATTCCTACGACCATAAAAACCTCTCCATGCCCCATAACTACGATTCCACCATAGTCCATACGCACCCTTTGAATATGCGTATGCTCTTGCTTGTTTGGCTAAAACATTATTAGCAGTATTTACGTCACCAACACCACCGAGAGTCCGGTATATTTGAGCAACCCTGCTTGTGGTGAGATGCTTTTTGTCAGCAACTGTTGGTTTTGCTTGGTCTGCCCAGTCATCTGAACTTGGAGAAAGTTTAAGTTTTCCAACGAAGTTCTGTTTTGCTGTTGGATTTATTTTGAGATTTGTATTTCCTTCTAAGTTAGAAAGATATGCAACATCTTCTTTACTTGGAGTGAGTGTAATTAATCTGTCATCGGAAAGAGTAATACCATCAACATTTATTGATTCCATTTCCAAATTAATGTTGGTGCAAGAAACTGCTGGTCGTAACCTGTTTCCATCATATGCTACATTAGATTCATCATTCAATTCTGCTCTTTCAGGGCTAGAAAAATCATCAACATTCAATGCATTCATGAATGGTTCATTTTCTAAGTCTTCAACTCGTTTACGAAGAGTTTCAATTTCTGCTGTGTTCAAATCACATTTTTCTTCTACATCCGAAAGACGAGTATCAAGTTCACCAATGTCTCTCATGGTATATCTTCGATTGTCTGACTTTTCAATCCGAAGACTATCTGGAGAGAATGTATATGGAGGAACATCGAGAGTAAAGAGTTTCATACCATCATCCTCACTGAATGTTGGCATAATTGGTTCCATAGAAGGAATACCTTCAATATGTTTAAATTCTGTATCATTTTCAATAACGATTAAATCGGTTCTTCCCATGTAGTGCTTATATGACACAAAGTAGAATTCACCATCTTCTGGTGTGAACGCACCTTGAACGCTGCTCGGAGAAACCCCCGTTGCAAGTTCCAAATTGCTGTTTTGTATCGTCTTCTGTGAAGGAACCCGAATAGGTCTGTGGTCAATACAATCTCTTAGACTTGCTCTTGCACCATTAGCGGGATTAATGAATGCCGGAATAGTTTCATAACCAAACGCCGCTCCAGTTTTACCATCAGAAGTAATACCAACGTGGTCGCTGTGAATATATGAATTCACACAAGCAGGCATCAAAATTGTGCTGTAGTTATTACTGACTGACATCTCGTGTTCAAAGTAGGTGAGAGTTACTTTGAACAGCGTTTGACCTTCTGGGGTGTTATTCCATGCACCTCCTGGACCAGCAGTTCCATCAAAACCATCTCGGAGTATGAGATATGCGTGGTCATAGAGGTAACCCTTTTGTCCATCATTGAAGTCAAATTGTTCTGTAATATCTTTGCTACCACTAGCAATATCCAAAACCTGTTCAACTTCATATACATCAGAAATACCCAAATCAATTCCATTTCCATCCTGTATAAACTGATTAAATGAACCACCGGGAATATCAATTGTTGTTCTTTTGAGTGTCTTCTTTCTGAATTGAGAATCTAGAAGTTCTGTTTGTGCCGCATCTGCATTTGTTCTAATATTCGCTAGAACCAGAGCCGTTTTTCTTGCTCCATTATCAGTTCCTGCACTTGAACCACCGATGTGAATACCATCACTATTGATTCTTACTTTAAGTTCTCTACCACCAGATGCAATTTCAAGTGCGTTATCGCCACCAGCCAGGTCACCAGTACCACCTCCAAAGGTGTAAACATAACCGTCGGCAGCAACAATGTATTCGTCTAGTTGGTCTGCATCATCGATAACACCATCACCTGCACCAGCACCCGCAAAGAAGAATCCTTCTGGGATGTGGTTGAATGGGTTATCTGCAAGAGTAGAAGTTCCTGCACTACCCTCGTAGTATCCAAGAGATTTGTTCCATGTCAGTTCAACTCTAAAGTCTCTTTGAACAACATAGTCAAGTCCCATGATAGTTTTAACTGTATTTCCTTCTGGAACTTGATACACTAAATTAGTGTTTCCTTCGTCCCCGAAAGTTGAACCCAATGTACCTCCGCCTACTGCTTCGGCTTCAAAAATTTGTTTATTTGAACCTGCTTGTGAAAAGTAAACTACATCGCTAATACTCGCTGTGTTAAACTGTTCTTCGAATCCAGCGACTTCACCGAATTGAACATTGTTCAAGTATAATCTGTAGATGCCTCCACCACCAGTAGTATGTACAAGCAACTGAACTGCATTAGCACAACCAATTCGGTCGTTTGATTGATTCGAAAGAATCAACTTCATTTGTTTAGGTCCTACAACAGTATCGAAAGTTGCTCCCTCAGTTGGGATATGATAGAACAGGCTTCCAGATTCCTGACCACTAAACAAAGGCTTACTTGCAGTGTTTTTAACTAGAACATAGTTACCCAAATCATTTTCGATAAGTTTACTAACTTGTTCTTTAATATGGTCTTCGTCTCTTGCTTTTCGACCAATGATGTATTCAGTATCTTGTAGTTCGAATTCATGTCCCCTAACATAACACTTACCGGGTTCAATTCCGAATGCAAGGTAGTTGTCCGCACCGGCAGTATTTCCATTATCATTGATTAGTGGATTGGTGCTATTGTCTGGAATAAATTCATCAACATACTCTTTTATTTCTAGTTCGAATGGTGTGACTTCGTAGTGACCAGACTCGTCGTAGGTTCTTCTTGCAAGAGTTTTTTCTAGTTCTGCATAGTCAGGATATTTTACTGTCTTAAAGGTTTCTCCTTGAAGAATCCTAACCAGTTCCACGAAATTTTCATTTTCATAATTCGAACGGAATCCATCTTCGTTGTATACGAAATGCTTCTGTGAAAGTTGTAGGTCAATCTGATATCGGTCAGCACCGGGAGCATTGTAGTTGTATGAACCTTGTGCTGGGTCACGAAGTGTAACATCACTTGATTCTGTTACAGTTTTTCGATTCAACGAAAATCCAACAACAGCAGTTTGTTTTGTTGGGTCAAAAATTCGTTCGCCGACCAAACCATCATTTGTATCTGTGTTTGAGTAATAAACCGTAAGCACTTGTGCTGAATTTTGCACAAAGAATCCTTCGACATAAAACAGACCTTCACCCACAGAAATCACAGTACAGTCTCCGCTACTCGCAGCATTTGTTGATGCAGAAGCAGAAACTGTAAATGTAGTGGTTAAGTTTGGATTTGTACTGGTAAAGGTGGAGTTTGTTTTGTATAGGTCTTTCTGATTTGCGGCATAATCCAAGGAAGGCGTCCCAGTATCTGCTTCTAGACCAACACCACTCATTGGTTCATAAATTACAATTTGAGTTTGGTCGTCAGAAACATTGTCAATGACATCGAGTACTTTGCCTCTTTTGTTTCCACTAAAGATTTCAAATCCTTTAAGGAGAGCAAGTTCGGTGGAGGAAACAGATTCAATGCGAACAAATCTTGCTTCAGTTTCGTTGATTTCACCACCACGAACAACAGAACCGTTGTCAAAAACATGGTCACCAAAGTTAGATAACTGATTGTTAAGAATGCTCTGAAGTTGACTTAGTTCTCTTGCTTGTACGGAATAACCCGGACGGAAAAGAATTCTAAGAAACTTCTTCGACTCGTCGAAATCGTCGTAGTACGGTGAAACATTAAATCGTGATTTCTTTTCTCTTGCCATGGTTTCCTCTTTAGAATCCTAGTAGAATTTGATATTCTTCCATTTGTTCGGCGCCCTTTACAATGGGCTTCATATTTTGTGCATATAAGATTTCACCAGAATTGAATTTAATCTCTGGTATTTGTACAGTATTTATAACGCCAATTCTTGCTGCCGCACCAGAAATACTAATTGCTTCTCCTGAAGTAAAAGACCCGGATTGGTTTATCAGAGTAAGTTCTCCGGTGTTTCCACCAGCAAATTCTTGGAAGTGAAAAATGGTTGCCTTTCCACCATTAGCCCCCGTAACAGCAGAGTCATCTGGGAAGGTGCTTTCTAGGAGAGGAACTTTAGATGCGTCTGCACTAACACCAACAAAGGTGGCAGTTCTAAAATTAATTTGAGTTTGGTCCCTTGCTGGTTCTTGAACCCCAACAACTCTGGCTTGTTCATTATTGGTTACCGACCAAATTTTAGTCGAATCATCATATTTCATTTCACTGATTGCCTCACCAGTAAATCCAAACGCATAAGGTTGTTCAAATTCTCCTTGAACATTTTTTAGTTTTAATATACCATATCCGGCTTCGTTTGAAGGAGCGTAAGAATCAATTTTTCCTGTGGCTTTAGTTTCACTTCCAATTATAAAATTACCAACTGTGTATAGACTTTCTGCTAGTCCATCACCGGAAGAATTAGATTCAATTTTCATTTCTTTAATGATGTCAGTTTGAGTAGATGCAAGTCGGACGGGATTTCCATTACTATCAAGATACTGAGTGTCTGTATCATTTAATTTTGGATTTTTAACAATACCATATTGAAGTATGTCGTTATCACCAGAAAGACCGGATATTTCTTCAGTTGCTTCGAATCGTTTTACAAGCAAAATATTACTTGCACCAAATTCTCGAACTGCATCTGAACCATGACCACCTCTAGGTGGGATAATCGGATAAGATGAAAATCCAGCATAGTTTCCACTTGCAGTCGCATTGTCTGTTGGTACTATTACAGGTGTTATTTCTGTGTAGTTTTTGCCTGGATTTGTCATAACGATTCTATCCAGTTTTTTATGAGTTGGATTGTTTCCATCGTATTCTGAGAATTTCAAATAACCCTCTGCGGAAACACCATCACCAGAAAAACCCAAACTGGGTACAATCTGATAAGTTGACAGTTCTGTTACTGGCATTCTTAGTGGAGTTTCTATTGTGGCTATTCTAGTTGCTCCAACGTAATCTGTTATTTTTGATACCTGTACCGCTCCGGGTCCTTTGGATACAATTAAATCCATATTGTTGTATGCATCGTCTGTTCCTAAAGAACCCGTATTAAGGGTGACTGTGGTCGAGCCAACTCCTGAATTTGAAGAAAACTGATATCGACCCACATCGATTTCTGCATGAGCAGATGCATCCCAGTTGTCTTCTCTCACAGAAGCCGGTAAGTCAATAAAGAAAATACCACCATCGATTGCATTTGATTGTATGTCAAATTGTCTCTGTGATACATCATCAAAACCTCTACTAGTCACTACAGGAACTGGAATGTATTCTGCTGATATAAACTTTCTTAGTTCTTCGGGAATGGTATACATGAACTTCCACATAAAACCATCTTGGGTGCTGAATACACCCGAGGTTTTTGTTGAAGAAGGTTTAGTTGTAGTTAGTGCGTTATTGTTATTCGAAATACATTTGTATACATTGTATTCTTCAGTCATCACATAATAACGCTTGCTCTCAAGATTCTCTTGGTGATTGTATTGGGTGTATTGAGTCGAACCCGACCAATCATATCGAGGAATCATATAAGAAATATCACTCGCATTGATTGCTTTCATTGCAATCATGTTTCTTGAGATTTCTCCATCTTCAAATGCAGAATCAATTGGATGATTGAAGATTGATTCTCCGGCAGTATTTCCGCGAGAAGTGGAGTAGTCACTCCCGTCAAACACACCGTCCGCAGTCCACCCAGTAGTCTTACCAATAAACATAAAGAGATTGTCTTTCTCTTTAAGAGTATCAATAAAAGCCTTTGCGGAATAATTCCGTATAGATTTTCTGATTGGGCTATTACTACCAGTGGAAGACATGTTATACTCCTAGTTTATCCTATCCGCCTTTGGGACTGACTGCTGATACTGATGCTGTGTTAGATACAACTGCTGTTGTTTCTGCTATTCCATAATTAGTTAAATCAATATGCAAGAATGGATTTATTTGAACAGAAGCAAAAGAAGCCCCGTGTGTAATTGATGAGCCTTCATCTTTATATAGTCCTCTGGAGTTGGGATGTGGGAAAATTACCCAATATGGACCTCGTTGTACGAAATCTCCTGCGTCTGCGGTTGCACTGAATTCATATGCAGCCGTTGCTCCGTATGTAAGACCTCCAACTCCAATGGTAATACCTTCGACCAGTCTTGCTCCCTCAAACAGAGGTCCGGTTACCCCCGAATCCCATGTTGCACCACTCACACCACCAGATTCTGTTACTGGGATGAAAGAGTATGTGTTTCCTTCTATGCCGTAAATTGTATCGGCACTTACTCCATGTGAATGCGGGGCCGGTCCTGTTCTACTTGCGTACTGTCTGTACGAATCACCAAAGTATATTCTAGACCTTGCAGTTGATACCGCATGGGTTCCGTGGTTCACCGCAGTATGGTCATTGGTGTTTCCTCCAGATTCTAGATTAATGTCAAGGGAAATGCCACCATAAAAAGAACCAGTCGTAGACTGTGTTGATGTGTATGTGCCATCGTCGAGGGCAACCCCAATTCTTGTACATGGATTTATAGTTGAGTTTCCATTTGCTCCGGGTTCTATCTGCGTAAGAGTAATTTCTAATTCATTTGTATATGTCTTCGGAGTCAAAATCATTTTCAATCTACCATCGAGAATTGCGGCACTAAAGGCAAGATGCAGTGAATGAGTAGCACTGAATCCATTGTATCCACCGGCATTGTCGGTTCCGATTGTTACTCCACTACTGTCTTCTGGTTCTACATTATCATCCTGTATCCATGACACTGAAGTTCCGTCTGTGTTCGTTAATACAAGAACATCTCCTACATCATTTTTGAGTGCCTGGTAACCCTTAAACTGTGCAGATGCTCGTCCGTATGATGGATTGTACCCGAACGGGAATACATCATTACCAACATCGTTGTATCTTAAATTTTGCGTAGTTTCAAATCTGTATGGGGTGTAGTGACCAAGAACAGAAATTTCTTTTGCTTTTGCCGAAGTGTTATATTCGAAGGTTAATCCGTGGGATTTTGCAATAACTAATGCACCGAATAGTTTCAATCCGGCTGGGTGAATCAAATCTAAAATTGCTTGCTTGTATTGATTCAGTCCAATTTCTGCTCGTAGTTGATAGGAGAATTCTTGATAAAAATAGTTGTCTCTGATTTTCTTATTGGAGTTTAATTTTCCATCATTGTTTAGATAGTAACCGGGGTATTCACAAAGAGTACCAACGACACCTTCAAACGATGCTCCGGTTCCTTTGAATGTTTGAGCCTCGAATGTCATACCGGCAGTTCCAGTATAGTTAACACCGAAATCTGACATCACGATAGCAAGAATACCACCCGAAGAATCAACAGAACTGACTATTCCCTTCGCACCAGAACCTGCGGTTCCTGTTGCAGTGATGATATCACCAATTGCAAAAAACTTTCCTGCGGTCGCGGCGCTTATTGAAGTCAATACTGGGTACACCGCTTCTGTAAAATCTGCCGTGTCTCCTCCTACCGAAAAGTTAACCACCTCACCTGAATAAAAACTACCATTTATATTGGAGAGATATAGTTCTGCGATATTTGATTTGTTTTCGGAATAGTTATCAACAGACTCTATCTTTGCACTACCAACAACTCTTCCTTGTTTTTTCTGTTGAATTGTAGTACCGACTGAAGTAAAGATATTTTCAGAGTTACCATAAGACACCTTGAGAGTTTTTGGTTCATACCACTTACCACTGGAAATTTCTAAAATATCTTTTCTTGGATAATAGAATTCAGTGGAAACATCATGAAGAATTCTCATTAAAAGACGATATGATTTTTCACTGCCCTTTGCTCTGTAGAATTCCTTTATTCTTTTCATCAATCTAATTTTATCGGCTGGAGTCTTTGTATCGAGGTCAGTTGCAAGAGTTTCTGGAAAACCCTGCAAGTATTGATTTTTAAAATGCCTGATAAAGCCGTCGATGGTGGTATCAATATCATTTAAGTCAGCAAGACCAAATGACCTTTCACCGGGATTTCCTTCAACTTCCAACCACTCAAAGTATGCTTCTAAAAAGTCAGCAAATTTTGCATGGTCTTCTTTGATGAAGTCAGGGATTAGGTCTTTTATAATCGGAGATACATGATAATCAATTTCAACCCTTCTATCAAGAGTTGGAATTGCTACCGATGGTTTAGATGTAGTATACCCTAATAGAAGTAAACTCATGCGTATTCCTAGTAACTAGAACTTATACTTCCGCCGGACGAAGAACTTCCCCCACCAGAAGAGGCAGTTCCGTCCGATTTGGAAGTTGTATTTTTTCCAGTTTCTGTTTGTAGTGTAGTTTTAACGGAAACCTTTAGTGCGTCGTCGTCGGTAGTGTCTATGGTTAAGATTTGATTTCGTGTGGCAAATATATTTGAAGACTTTGGTGTTACTTCAATTTTAATAGCAGAACCCGAAATCAGTTCAAGCGGGGCGAAGGCGTTTATATCGATTTTACCCGATTTGTAATCAACCATTCCGATTTTTTTCTTTACAAAATATCTTGTATCCAGACTATCGTATCGCACAATATCCATGTTTCCATATCCATCATCTTCCAAGAAACAATCGTATGTAACATTTGAATCATCTGCATATTTGAATGATGTGCTTGATATAGTTGTCATATGTCCATCATGTGGATGTACCAGTTCATTGTTAAAGTTAATTGCATAGTTAGTACTAATGCCAATGCTTGGTGAAAATCTTTTTTGTAGTTTCGTTCTACTTTCAGAACCCACGATGGAATCGCCTATGTTGTCAATCAATCCTGTTAACTTAGAAAAGTATAAATCTCTATCAAATTTTTCTAAATCAGAATCCACATAATTCTTCACAGTCTCTTCCACTAGACTCTTTATACCACCAGAATCTAGAATAGTTTTGTTCTTATCAAACACAACATCAAAATCAAACATCAGATATAGTGTGTCGGGGTCTACGATTTCAGGTATGACAGAAACGATGCTTCTGTTTGCACTAATAGTAGCCTTGATGTTTTCTTTCGTTGCACTGTCAACGACTAGTCCAACCTTTGGCTTCAATGCAATAAAAACCTTTCCATATTCGGGAGGATTATTTTCTTGACCACCCCACACAAAAACAGATTCAAGACTAGGAAAATCTTTAATTAAAAGAGTTGAAAAGTCTTTGTCTGTGACTGCTCTATCTTGTGCTTGATAATTTTTTGGTGCATGGAATTTTACTGATTTTGTTGACTCTGGATTTGCTCCACCACCAGCGGCAGATATAGTTGTTATATTATAACCACTCAAAGAAAATGCCGGAGAGTTGGTAGTTTCGTTTCTACCCACTCCATTTGCTTCTTCTCCAGAAGTTACAACAAACTGTGCAATGATTAGATTTCCATCACTGGGTTTAAGACCAACAATATTATCTCCAAAGTAAATTTCAAATCTTCCATCATCGGTTTCTTGGAGATGATAAACTCTATCTGTATCACTGACAACATTCATATCATTCGCAAGAGTCCATTTTGTTGAGTAGTTAGTTGTATCAGTTGCAGAATTTTGTACACGAACAGTTAATGTTGTGGTATCAGTATTTTCTGGCAAAATAAATCTTTGATTCGCAATACTCTGGTCAACCGTATATGTCTTTGACCGAAACGAGCCTTCATAAACATCAAATTGTGCGCCGGTGACACCAGCAGTTGCACTTGAAGCAAAATCATCAAGGGTAATAAAGTTATATGAACTATTCCCAACGCTTCCCTGAACTACAGTTCCTTTTGGAATAGTGAAAGCACTAGTACCAGTTGTTACTGCCTTAATGGTTGCTTTACTTGCACGAATTGAGTTTGGAGTATAACCGAGGTGCTTTGCGAGAGAAACAATCGAACTTCTCTTTATAGCAGTGTCCAAGAACATTTCATTCGCAACCATGTTTGCATAGAAAGCCTGATAGTGACTGTTATATGCCAGAACATCCAAGAGAATGTTTAGACCAGCACCCTCAAAGTTATAGTCTTTGAAAGTTTCTTGTGACTTCAAGTAAGACTTAAGGCTTTCCTTAAGGCTATCAAAGTCAACATCTGTTACGGATAGTTTAGCGTTTAGTGGGTCTGCCATTTTATCTTAGCCTCTGAAGTGGTATGTTTAACTGAAACAAATCATTTCCAATTCCATTTACGGAGAACTCCACAGAAATATCGAACGTGTTGCTGTCTTCGTTGAAGTTCGCAAGCACAGATTGTAGTTCTGCTCTTGGTTCGTAATTTTCTATGACGAGTTTGATTTTTGCTTCGAGTTGAATTTTTACAATTGGACTGAAATTTTCAAAGAGCAGTT